CAGACTCGCCACTTTTTGCACATGTTTTCGAGCATAGCATCGCGCTCGTTATGAGTGGCGAAAATATTGACTTCAGTTTCATCACCAAAGTCTGCGATGATAAGATGCACTAGTCTTTTTGGGCCGCCTGACCGTATCATTATTGATAACCGCGTGCGGTGCGCCATTTGCCGAATTGGGTACCAGCAGTACCCGGGTTGATACCCGCAGCTTCGCACTTGGCCATGATAAGTTTACGCATTTCTTTCATGTCGGCGGTGGTACTCTTCTCTTTGTAGACTTCATCGCCGATAATCCAGACTTGTTTAACGCTGCCTGGCTTGCTCGGTTCTTTGACACCAGTCTGAGTTGTCTCCTGGCTGGCGCCATTTTGTGTAGCTGGTTTGAATTTTTCGCCAGTTGCAGCCTGGCGGTCTTCTGTCATGCGAATGATATCCTGATGGATTTTGCGCATGGCGATTTCTTGTCGCACCGGATCGTTTTCCGGTACTGAATCGGCGGCTTCTTGCGCTGCTTGTTCGGCTTGCTGGGCTCGCAACTCTTCCTCAGATACTGAGTACTCGGTCCATTGCAGGACGTACTCGCGCAGCTGGTGGATAGCTTCACCATACTCCGGCGCATCAGGCAATTGCGACATATTCTTGTACAATGTGGCCATTTCTTCTTCGCTGAATCCGGTCCAGCTACCACCATCGTTGGCATTGCAGATCACCGTATTGTTGGTGGTGCAAACTACTTCAGCGATGGCATCGGCGTGCGACTGACTTCTGGTGGCGCCGATCATAGTCAATTGATCGCGGTCGATTACTATGTACATTTGAAATCTCCTATGGGTCTAAGATTCTATTATATCCGTCTTATCGGAATCAATCACTGCTAACTCTTGTTCTATTTAGAAGGGTATGTCGTTCTCATAGTCTTCGCAGCCAACAACAATCACTTCAAGTGGGGGTAGGACATTCCACTTATTACACCACTGTTTTTCCCTGTTCCAATGATCGCAGTTTAAACAACAATTCCAGGCAAATGTCTGTATCATCGATTTTTGCGATTTGATGATAAACACTTGGTGCTTTTCCAGAACCCGCCGATGCTGGGTCGGCGGAGGTGCGTCGTTAGAATTCATAACCTGTTATCTCCCCATTGGGCTGGTTGACAACAACTTTGATGAACCTCGGTTTCTTCAACTCCTCTTTGAAACTCAACGCATCTGCGGTGGTACTTGGAGGTGGAATGTTGGTTCGTTCGCGCCACCATTCGTGCGCTTTATGAGTCGGGTAGCCGCCATGTTCCATGCAGACCCATTCGCTATATATGTTTGGGCCACAGTAGTAGATTACTTTCATGCTGTCCGGCTTGCCTGGTTTGCGCCAGGTCATATATAAGACCCGATCAACTTGTCGTGTCCCGACTTCCGGCAAAACGAGCTGTCCCCGCTTTCTCACGAGTGCTTCGGTAGAGGACGACCCAATCTTCAGGTATACTGGAAATATATACCCACAATACCAACATTTTCTCGCGCTCGCGTGATTGTAGACCCCACATTGATCGCAGATGCGAATAGGTGCGTCGCCAGCGCGTTTGCGTTCTCTGGGTAGCGGCACCCTCGGATCGTTTATTGGGCCCAATCTTGTGACATTCTGACCAAAATCGAGCACTAAACAATTCTGCTTCGAACTCGCAGATATCGCTAATTGTCGCCCAACTTGTGTCCCCAGCTCGAATCCAGGTGCATACAACGGTCGAGTCCCCCGCCCAAGCATCTGCTGCCACAGTCCAGTACTCAACGTCAGGCGAACCATACCCATAAAGTCGATTGGCGGGTGATCGAAGCCAGTTGTTAAGAGTCCATTTGTAACGATCCATTTGTGTTCCCCATTTCGGTATTCCAGAATACGTCGGTCACGCTCGTCTCCGCTCATGCCCCGCGAGGCCACCCAGGTTGCGGACTGACCATAGTACTGCAAAATATCACATATGTGGCTAGCATGATCGACGCCAGAAGTGAAAACCAGACAACAATGACGATCACTAGCGTGGAGCAACATTTCTTCCACGGCTTTCAGGTTCTTTTTCTCATTGTCGAACAGCTCCTGCATCTGATGCTCGTCATAATCGCCACCCGTGATCTTGATGTGGCTAATATCGTATTCAGTGTTGGTCGGTCGAGGTACTGGCGGCACGAGGTAGCCCTGCTCAAAAAACCAGTTATAGGCATCTAGTCCGGTACAATCGACAATAACATCCGTGAATAAGGCATTATCCCCATCGGTGAGCTTGCCCTGCTTCATGCGATAGCCGGTAGCGGTCAGACCGATAAATTTGATAGCGGGGTTTTTGATCTGCAGAGTTTTGAACAGTTTGCGGTACATCGTTTCATCTTTGGGGCTGATTTCGTGAGCCTCGTCGATGACCACAAAGTCTATGAAGCCGAACTTTTCGCCGATCTTGTAGACCGAAGCGATAGTGCCGAAGGTAATCGGGAACTCGAGTTGTTTGAAGCCAAGCCCATCGCAGAAAATACCGACTGGAGCCTCGGGCCAGGCAATTTTAAGTTTCTGATAATTCTGGTCGACCAACTCTCGAGTTTTAGTCAACATCAAAATTCGGGTAGCTGGGAAGGCGTCAAGAGCCTTTGTGCAGATACCGGCTACGATCCACGACTTGCCGGTCGCGGTCGGATAAAGTAAAAGTGGGTTGCCGCTCTGATGCTGGAAGTAGCTAAAAACCTGCTCGACTCCCCACTCCTGATAGTCGCGTAGCATTTAGGGTTTGAGTTTGGCCAGATTTTCGAGAACCCGTACTAATGATAGGGACAGAAAGTACGTCACGTGTTGCGGAGTATTGGGGTCTTTGTTTGAGTCGATTATCTCCTGGCAGATATCCTTCCAGACCAGCAACGCCTGGGCGTAGCCATCCTTGAATCCCTTATCGTATTGTTCCTTATTGGTGTTCATGTCTTCCTTTCATCCCGAATGACCACATTCTTCAGTTGGCAGATACGGAATATGCAATGATCGGGCGTGTTGATCCAGAGTACAGTGCTATCCGGCCTTATCACAATTTCGACTTCTTCGATCCCGTATTGATTTGCCGTAATATCGACCATTTCAGGTAGTAGTTTCATTTTTTCCCTTTTACATGTTGTGGTAATTTGGTTTGCTTCTTACCTTCGTTCTCCTGAACTCCTTGTTTTGCTACAGATTGTTTGAGGCCGGTGCTTTTGGCCACACTAGGGTTATCCGCAGCCGCGTGGAACAACCTTGACTGCGCCTTTGATGCGAATTTCTTAGGCACAATATCCTCCTATGGGTTAAATGTTGGATGCTGCGCCCATTCAGGGCATCCACTAAGTTGTCGTTCATAATCAAGTGTACAGTTGTGAGTTTTGCACCACCATGTTCCATCCTCTAACGGATCACTTGCAGCGCAACTGCGACAATTGAAGTCAGGCGTCGCGTTTGAATGGCAGACTTTTCGATGGTCACAATTGCGGCACAACCAGAACGCCGGATTGTTGCTAATGCGCGGCGGTGCTTCTCGGGCGAAGATAATCCGATGCGACCGTTCTTTGTAGGATTCATCCGTGTGCTGATCGTAGGGCACCAGTTCGAGATAGAGTTCATCGGTGTCTTTGTTAACGGCGCAGTAGAGGCACCAGGATAAATGGAAGAATCCGAGGTACTGCTGGAACTGGGCGTAATGTTCAATCTTGCCGGCTTTCACTCCTAATGTGGGTAGCAGGATATTGCCGTAGGAGTCTACCTCACCAGCAATCTTCCGAAAACTACGATTGTTGTGAGTTTTAAATTCCGCCAGAATAGGTATAGTCGGCATTTCAGGTATACCTTCAACAACCGCATCAATGGCGCTTCCATAGTGGCCCCCGTATAGAGAAACGCGATACTGCTTATTATGCTGATCTGTTTCCCATACCTTGCACCCGATAGTTCGAAACATAGCGACGAAACGAGCTTCTTCAAGGTGGCCGCGGTTGAATAAACGCAGTCCCCGCCCACTGATGCGCTGGTCAGTCGCCCATCTGAATCCATAGTATAACTCACGTGCGCATTCTCGTCCAGACAGAGAAATACCAAGATGGGCCCGATGCTTTTTGTGCTCACTGTCATCGAAGGCGTCAGTAGCTTCGAGTATACACTCTCGTAGATAGTGGCGAAACATTCGGCCTTGATCTGAGTAGATAGCTGCATCGATTGCCTCTTTAGTCTGAGTTGCAAGGATAATGCTCACGATCAACTCCTGTAGGGGGCGGAGCCCCCTAACCGGTTAACGCCCGCCGCCCTGCTGCCAGGGTGGCAAAGTAGTTTGAGCGGCAACTGGACCCTGATTCTGGGGCGGTTGGGTTTGAGCCGCCTGATTCATCATCGGAGGCGCCCCCATCGCTCCATTAGGGCGCTGGGCATTCGTGGCAACGGGCTGGGCGGGTTGGGAGCCAGGAGGCCGCATCATTGGAGGGGCATTAGAAGCGGCGGCTGCATTGGGCTGTGACGGGATTCCGCCCTGCATCGGTACATGAGGCTGGGATTGAGCCGCAACTTGCTGATTGTACGGATCGCGGCGAATCACATTGTTGCGGGCCTGACGAGCCGGGGTCTTTTCGCCAGTATTTGGATTGACACTTTCTGCGGTGCCTTCCCTGTATGACAACTCAACCAGCATCGGCCGTCGGGCCAGTTGGGTCAGGTCGTTGCCGACGATAACCCCGACGGCATGGCCGATAGATGAAAGCTGTTTGATAGCGACTTCCTTCGCCGGTTCCGAGGTGGTGTGCCACAAATTCAGATTCTCGTAGAATTTGCGATTCTGGAACTCGCCGCCGAGGAACGTATATTCGAGCCACAGATTGTGGCCAGACGAGTTGTCGTTATTTAAGCGAACCTCCATGTTGTCAATCTGCATTGGATACAGCCCCGCCGGATAGACCTGTTGCCCGACATAGGGGTCAACATTGGTCAGGTCAAAATCCCAGGGGATGGGTTGCATTACGTTAGCCATAATATTCACCTTTAATTCGTCATTTTGTCGATCAAAAATGACAAGTCTGGATGTTCCCAAGTTTCCAGAGCACCACTACGATCCTTTGCGTCATACTCGGGGCTTGGTTGAGTCTGCAAGAATCTATAGGTTTTATTGGTACCGGGATCGGTAGCCACACCCAATCTGAATGTTTCATCGAGCCAATAGGGCGAGGCCGGGCCGAGCTGGCGACCAGGGAAATCTGGCCCGCCGCGCAAAGCTCCGGTTACTCCGTCTTGTACCGTTCCGAGTTTGGCTGTGATACACAAATGCTTTCCCGGCAATCCGTCCCGAAATTTACGGAAGTATTCGGCAATCAGGTCTGCTACTTCCCCGTAGGCCTGTCTACCATCGGATTTGGTCGCTTTGGATGCTGCTAACATGACTTCTGCGGTTTCGCTGGCGCTGTCCCAAGCTACCGAACGAAAGTAATGGGCATTCATTGGGTTAGTCAACCACTCATGAGCGCGTCGTAATTGTAGCCCGTTTCTTACTATCATGACGGGCGATTGAAAAACCACCTTGGCGCGTTCTTCTGCCTGAGCCAATTCGAGACCCAGGAATTCATTATATATACGGATCAGATTTTTCATACCCAGCGACAGCAAACCATTCTCCGCACTAACAAAAATGATAGGGGTGGGGAGTGTCGCACAAAGAACTGTTTTGCCTACTCCAGCCGAGCCGTAGGCCAATATTTTGACGCCGTTTGCTACGGCTTGTTGTTCAACGGTAGACCAGGCGAAATTCTCCATTACCCCGACGATGGCCGGGGCTTTGGCGGATGGCGCGCTAGTGGGCGGTGGTAGTATCCCTGCTGGTAGAGTAACGGGCATCTTTATCCTCACATAGTCGACCCGATTCTTTTAGGGCCGCTAGTCGTTCCTCATAACGGCGCCTCGCCTGAATATAGTCAGGCTGCATCGCAAGCAGCTTATAGCAAAGTACCCGATCAAAACAAAAGTCCAGAGTGTTCATAAAACAATCCCCTTAAGATGCTTAACCAGATTGCGTACACCAAATCCAGTGTGTATGATTGTTGTTTTCGACATGACTCGCCAGGTACCGGT